CTAATGGTTATATATAAATATTTATCTAGAGATGCAAAATCTTGAAAATAATCATTAATTATTATATTAGATTTTGTAAGTTCTGGTATATTAGCATATGAAGTTTTCAAATAATCAAAACTCATTATAAAACTATCAGATAGTTACAAGATATTAATATGGATATGGGTTTTATTGATGATATAATGATTAATTATTTTCTATTTTCTATTTTCAATTTTTTATTTTGTAATTATTTTTGACTAGCTAGCTAGATGAATAATTTGTTAGCTGGTTAGGCAAAAAATAGAAAAAGCTAGTTATATAATAGATATCTAGCTCTATCTAAACTTATGAATGGGTGCTGGAACTTTAGTTGAGCTTATTGCCCGTGGAAATCAAGATGCTTTCCTAATAGGTAATCCTCAATTTTCCTATTTCAAGTCAGTTTATCGTCGTCATACTAATTTTGCAATTGAACCCATACGCCAGATATTTAGTGAATCTCCAGATTTCGGAAAACGTGTTGTTTGCACGATTGAAAAGAAAGGCGATTTATTAAGTGATATCCTCCTAGAGGTTGAATTACCCGCCCTAGAAGAGAATGTTAGTTGGACTAATGGGGTTGGATATTTTATGATAGATACTATTGAATTACAACTAGGTGGTGAACCAATTGATAGGATTAGCGGTGACCTAATGGATGCCTGGATGGAACTCACCACTCAGCTCGGAATCAAAAACACATTATACTCTATGATAGGCAAGCAAACATCATTCAATAAGAATGCCCAAAATGGTGTCTTGAAGTTGCTAGTTCCATTGCCATTTTGGTTTACCCGAAGTATCGAGCGCGCTTTACCGCTAATTTCAATGCAATATATTGATGTACGCGTAGTGATAATATTCAAACCTTTTAATCAATGTTGGTGGAAACTTACAGAAGCTACTCCCGCCACCACGCCAAGCATCACCCGTGCCAATCTTATTTGTAATTACGTTTATCTAGATGTATTTGAACGTCAGAAGATGGCCGCAAATCCAATGTTTGAATACTTGATTGAACAATTTCAAATTGCTCCGGTAAGTGGTATTGCTGCAAGCACATTAAATTATGTTAGCCAAGTGCATTTTAATCATCCAGTAAAAGAGCTTATCTGGATGTATCGGACTCTAAATGCTACCAATGCTAACGATTACTATAATTATGCTAATATATTGGATTATTTTACACCCCACGAAACAACATATGCACCTTTTGATTCACTCCAGATTCGCTTTAATGGTAATGACCGTTTTGAAATGTTACCATCTAGCTTCTTCTATCTTTATCAGCCATATAGATTGCATTCGTGTGGCACCTCGCAATATATTCATGTATACAGTTTTGCACTTACCCCTGAAGGCGTACAACCATCCGGGACTTGTAATTTCAGCAAACTAGATAATGTGACTATGAATTTTTCGTGTGCTCCAAACTTACAAGACGGCCAGATATATATCTTCGCCACGAATTATAATATTTTGCGAATACAATCTGGTATGGCTGGATTAATGTTTAGTAGCTAATAGTAAATCATTTTATTGATAAAACTTAGAATCTTTATTTTGCAAAATAGTAAAACCAAAATACTAAAACAGTAAAAATTATAATTGTGTAAAAAAAATTGAAAAAACAAGCACTACAATACTAAATATTTTACTTTTCTACATTGAAGGGTTTTCTGACACAATCCAGATTTGATGGCACACGGATTTAACTTTGATAACTCTGACTATGAATCGGATCCAGAAGATGGGTTGGATACCGAAGAAGAGGAACTAAATCAAGAAGTTTTTATTGAAACGGGACTTCCCGATATGACACTAAGAAATTGGAGTGAGCAATATACCGCAGAAGGTATATCTGGTATACGAGATGGATATTATAATAATGTGCTTACTCTAAAGGAACTACAGAATGCTATGAGACATACTCTCCAAAGTGCTAGGTATACTGAATTATGCCGGCAACGGATTGACAAAATAATTAACAACTATCGATTCGTAATTATGCATATTCTGTATGTACTTGCACCATATAGAGCTCAAGAAAAATTCAAAATTCTTAATAATTACATACGGCTTTTGTCATTCAATAACCGTATGTATAATTATCAACGCGGTATTTTAAGGATCGTAGTATTTCGTAAAGGTGTTGGATTTCGCATTATTCTTGCAATCCCGCCTAGGCATTCGTGCTTTGGATATACTGCATCACAAATTAATTTCACGCATTGTGTGGATGCATTCCCCGCATATGAATATAATAATCGTGTGGAAAAGGGTATTTACGAAGATATGAACCACTCCGTACATATTCTAAATATCGGATGGCATTGGTGGGTTTTAGAATTCACTCTTACCCAGACAGATTACCTGCAATTCACTGACATTTTTGACATCCTAATCCATCATCAGGATATTAATTTGCTATACAGCAAGCCTATTTTCTCCTGGAGATCCGCATTAGATGACATTGCATCTTATATTAATATTATCTGGAATAAGCACGAGGAAATTACCGGATCACCCTATACCGAGCGAAAAACATCATCACAAAAGAATGCACGCCATCGGAAAAAAAACAAGCGCCTTTTGCAAGCTAACGGTATTGCTCTTGTTAGATAACTATTCAATTTTAGTATTCTTTTGTTTTTAGTTGGTTTTCTTTTTCTTTGTGGTACATCAAATAAAATATAGTAATTTAGATTTCATCAATGATATTAATGCTAGTTAGCATGGTTTTACGACAACATAGCCTGTGAAGTCCTAGCTCATCCATAATTTCACCTGCAATAGTCTTTTTAACATCTTGAATATTAATATTGATTACTAGCGGATCAGCATCAGTTTTCATCGCGAGTTTTTTACGCAGGAGCTCGCGGTCATAATATTCATATTTATCTGATAGTAATTTGCCACAAGTAAAACAACGAACAGGGATAATCATTCTTGAAGTCGGTTATTGATATATGTTATCTAATTTGTAGATTTATATATTTTTATATTTTTATATTTTTATGTATTTTATTTTATTTGATAATAATTTCAATTTTTTATTAGGATTTGTAATCGATCAAATAAATTATTGATTATATGCACTAGGTTCATATGTCTCTGGTATTTTGTTATAAAACATAGTATAATCTTCAGGCGACACTTCATTAATTTTAGCACCTACAAATTCATTCAGTTTCTTATTCAGATCTGCAAATTCTTTTTGTAATTCTGCTAGAGTATAATTAGTAGTGTCATCTAATCCCAAGAAGATGAATATATTCAAAGTATCATCAAATTGGCGTTCTGCTAGAAGTAATTCATTATAAGATTGCATTGGATATATTTTTTCAACAACCGTATTATAAGCATTAAAGAAGATTCGGGACATTTTAACTTGTAATTTACGGGCAAGGAAATTTCTCTGGATTGGGTCATCAGTTTTAATACTAAGTGTAAACTTAATAACTTTCTCTAGGAATAATTTATAATCTAGCAGAACTGGTATAGCAGTAATCATAGTATCTATTGATATATCCTTGTTTCCTAGTCGCATCTTAAGCCGCTTATCTAGCTGATAATCTTCCACTTTGAGATTAACTCCACTAGATTGATTAATTGAATTACTAGCGGCGGCCATACCTCGCATATATGAAGGGAAAAATGTCATATCAGAATTGGTATCTTCTCCACAATACACCTGGTTATCATTGGTACAAGGATTCGCAGTGAATGCTTCTGTTGCCCGAGATTGTAACCAAGTTATAAATTCTCGAGGGTTAGTAAATCGAGCACGGTAGAACCGATATGCTAGATATACTAGAACTAGAATTGCAATTAGTTCTGGTTGTTTTCTAATAATGAAGATTAAGAAGACTATTACAAGTGTAATAAAGACAAGATTTTCATCTAGCATTTTGCCGGTTGTGAGTGTGTGGTGTGCGGGTGTGGGTATAGGTATGTTTGCAACTATTAATTAAGCATATTGTTTTTTTACTTATTTATTTCTTTTTGGATTAAGTAAGTTAAAAAATAAAAACAAAACTATAAAAACTAAAAAATATTTAATAATTGAGTATTAAATTGTGCCGGATAGTATCCTTTAACCGGTTTTAAATTTTTAAAAAAATCCAAAACGGTTATGCGGATAGCGGTGAAAAACTAAAGTTTTCCACCTTTATTGCATCCCTAATTTATGGCGTTAAAACGCCAATAACCGTTTAAGGGATAAAAAACAATCAACATATCAATCACGATATTAAATCCTAGATTAACTTTGTGCGGACTTGCTTGAATAATTCATCTAGCTGTTTATTCGTTTCTGTAGAAATACTAGATGTATATATATAACGCGATATATATCCACGAATAGCCTCTTCATTTTTATCCAGAAGAACATTTATATCATTTGAAATATCTTCAAAATTCGGAGGAATATTTATATTCTTTTTGGGGAATTTAATGTTATCCATTGCAAAAGCAACCGCAAAACCAAAAATAAAAATACAAAATAAGAACTAATAATCAATTTTTTCAGCAAACCTACGGTTTTCTGAAACTTTCCCTTAATTAAATATAATCAATTTTTTATATCCTTTAACCGACCATAGGTGTTAAAACAGCGGTGAATTGCTAGCCTGTGTTAAAACACCTATAGTCGTTTAAGGGATAGTAATGCAATACAATATAATTTTTTATTCTTTCTTGGCTAAGGAATCCATAAATTTTCTAACATCTAGTTTAACAGTGACATCTTTCTTACCAATATAGACAGGGTGTTCTAAATCAAATGTATATATATTATTAGCATTATCTATTAGAACTTTCTCACCTTCTACAATATCTTCCCAAAGTGTAATATACTCATTATCATATTGTCGCGGGTCAAACTGAATCTTAGACTTACGACCACGTTTAGATACTTTTAATGGCTTAGATAAACCTAGTTCTGTAGTATCCTTTTTTAAACTATTTGATCTCAAACCATTTGATTTTAAACTATTTGATTTTAAACTATTTGATTGTGTTGTGGATTCTTCTGCTGATTCTTTAACTAATTCTAAATTATGGTCTGGAGCATGGTCTGGAGTAATATTTGCATTGTCTTTCTGATTTTGCACTATGATAGGCTCGTGTTCCACGCGAGATGATCCTTCTAGAGGGATATCAACACGACCATTAGATAATTTTTTAATATGATTCTTGCAAAAATCATTATTATTATACTTCTTCCTAGTACATTGAGTACCATTAATTTTACGTCCTAAACAAAATGTATCATCCATCTCAGATAGATTTCCAATATTACGACACCGTTTTCGCAGATTACTATTATATTCTTTAATTAAACTGGGAACAGTTCCCAATAATACATTTTTAATTATTTCATCAGGTATAGTATAATTTGCTGATTCGAATAACTCTTTAGAAAGAGCATCAATGGATTTATAAGCTATAAAGAACATTGACATCTGTTGCTTATTATCAAATTTTACTAGCTTTTTATCTAGAATGCTATCTAGCTTGATTTTAATGTTTTCATCTTTACTGTCAATATTTTCATCTTTACCATTACTGGTCTCTAGTTTTTCTTCTACTTTAAACCCTGCCTTCGATCCTACCTTTGATCTTATTTTTAACTTAGTTGTCGACTGTTTTATATTATTAACAGTATTCATTTTCTAAATATACAGCAAATTCGCAATAATAATTATTAGAAAAATATGTTTAAATCAATTTTTTGTAATAATAAAAAAATAAAATAATATAAAGAAGAGGAAGTTTTTAATGAAATTTTTAATATCTAATATTTAACTGGAGGAAGTTTTTAAGGAACCCTAGGTTCCTTAATGGGTATTACATTCTACAGGTCCTGGCATATTAAATCCACCTGCATTACTTATATCTTCATCATCTGCATCGTGTTGAAATTGTGAATTATTAGGTCTAGAAGATGATGTAGAATGATTAGCATCTTGAAATGGTTCCATAGTATGAAGTGTAAGCTCAGTTTCTGGTGTTTTTTCCAATTGCATATCCCAAATCTGTTTTTTTAGTGTTGGAAGAATCTTTATTAAATATTTTGCGCGCTCTTTATCTAGCGTCTGCGGAAATTGTACATCAAATATAATAATCAAGTCGCCTTTGACTAAGTTATCTTGAAGATTAGGCATACCCTCACCGCGAATAACCATTTTCTGATTGGGATGGATAATATTCTCATATGCAACTTTAATTACTCGCTCATCTAAATGTTTGAAATAAATCACTGTACCGGTGAGGGCTTCTAGGAGAGATATAGAACGCTTCATAATTAAGTTATCCCCCTCCCTTTGAAATCCTGCATCTTCATTCTTACTATTTACAAACACCACTAAATCACCAACATCTTTAAAATCAGGGTGCCAATCCGATTCATTCTTAAAAGTAATAATTGTTCCCGGTTGTGAACCAGGTCGTACATAGCAATCTAAATGTCGCTTAATTCCTACAGATTTCTTGCCATGACAGGCAGCGCATTCATTACCAGGTTTTATCATTTTACCTTTCCCGGCACAAGCACCACACGGCTGGACGATTTGCTGAATCATTGGACCCATTTGCATCATTTTAACAATGCGACCCTGACCATTACAACCACTACACGTAATCACGGATTCCGCATTCTTAGCACCTCGACCTTGGCAAGTATCACAACATACCATTTTAACAAAATCAATAGGAACTTGCTTACCTAGATAAACTTCCGCTAGTGAGAGATTTACAGTAAGTTTCTTATCCGGACTCTTCCTAGAACTTTCACCACCATTACCACGATTAACGCCTCCACCACCTCCAAAAAAACCAGGGAAACCACCACCACCACCACCACCACCACCACCTTTAAATAAATTTTCAAATATATCAAAAGGATTCATACCAGGTCCTCCTGGTTGTTCTCCATCACCGTCAATTACACCAAATTGGTCGTATCGGTGCCGGCTTTCTGGATCAGTTAATATTTTTGCAGCCTTATTTAGTTCTTGGAACTGCTTATTAGCCTGTTCTTGATTATTTGGATTACGGTCAGGATGTAATTTCACTGCTTTCTTTTTATAAGCTTTTTTAATTTCTTCCTCAGTAGCTGTTCTAGGAACACCAATTATTTCATATAAATCAGGTTTATTATTACTAGAAGACTCCATTTACAAATAAACTTATTCTAAATTTAGAAAATTAGTTTAATTCTAGAGTACTTTGTTTATGTTAAATAATTTTATTCATAAACTGTAC